GCTAGATTCCAATACCCAACAGTAGCTAATCCAATGATTGACCCAGCTGAAGTAGAGTCAGCAAGAGAAGATTTAGGTGAATTAGTTTTCGCACAAGAGTATTTAGCAGACTTTATATCAGAAGGTGCTCAAGTATTTAAAAGTGACTGGTTTAATTATTATAAAGAAGGGGTAGGAACGGTATGGGCAGATGGTAAAAAATACGACATAGACAAAGACTTAGTTAAGTTTGCAACTGTTGACTTAGCTGTTTCCACAAGAGAATCTGCTGACTATACAGTAATTGGTGTATTTGGTCATCACATAGAAGATGATAGATTATTTTTACTAGACATGTTTCGTGACAGAGTAGAAGCACCAGACATTGTTCCTCAAATAAAAAGAATGGTAGGAATACATAATCTTGAATGGGTAGGAATTGAGAGAGCTGGTTATCAGTTAGCAATAGTACAATTCGCTAGAAGAGAAGGTCTAAGAATCAAAGAATTAAGGGCTGATAAAGACAAGCGTTCACGAGCACTACCTTTGTCTGCTAAGATGGAAAGAGGACAAGTATACTTTCCTAAAGATAAAGACTGGACTCTTGCTGTAGAGCGAGAGTTACTAACTTTTCCAGTTGGAGAGCACGACGATACAGTTGATGTATTGGCGTACGCTTGTTTACAAAGTGCAACTAAGAGAAAATGGGAAGCTTACTAAATGGCTGAAGATAAAAGTTTTTTTAAGCGAGCAGCAGAATACTTGCAAGCTCCACCACAAAGATTAAACCTCAAAAGAGGACCACTTGACAAATATGAACAAGTGCAAGGTTCTGTATGGGGATACAATACCCAATCTGGTTATTTTCCACAAAAACTAATCGATGAATTAGGTGATGGATTAGGTAACTCAGCTGTAGTCGCATGTCTTAATGTACTTGCAACTTCTTTCGCTGAGCCAATGCTTAAGGTTTATAAAAAAACAGACCAAGGTAAATCAGAAATTGTTAATCATCCACTAGAAGTTTTAATGCAAAGACCAAATGAGTTTATCTCTGGTAACATTCTTTCTCACTATATAGTTACATCATTATCTGCACACGGCGATGCTTTCTTATTGAAAGTCAAAGACCGTCAAGGTAATGTTTCTCAGCTTGTCCCATTAATGCCTTCTTATGTAAAAGTAAGAGGTAACGAAAGAGAATTGATTACTCACTATGAATACCACGCTGTTCAGAAAAGCAATCAACTCAATTCAGACTATATAGAAATACCAAGAGAAAATATGGTTCACGTACGTCAAGGTATGGACCCAGACGACCATCGTAGAGGTTTCGCACCACTACGTTCAGTTATGAGAGAGCTAGCTGGTGATGAAGCAGCTGGACAATTCTCAGTAGCTTTGTTGCACAATATGGCTGTTCCGGGAGTTATCCTAAGTCCTAAAGACGACACAATGGGTGGTCCAAGTAGAGAAGAAGCAGAAGCAATTGCTCAATCTTTCAAATCAAAATTCGCTGGTGCCAATAGAGGAGCACCAATGATTATGACAGGTGCTATGGATGTAGATGTTGTTTCATTTACACCAGAACAAATGAATCTTAAACAATTAAGAAGATTACCAGAAGAGAGAGTTTCTTCTGTACTTGGTGTCCCAGCAATACTCGCCGGTCTCGGTGCTGGACTAGACGCAGCAACCTACAACAATACGAAAGAATTAAGAGAGTTCTTTACAGAACAAAAAATGATTCCTATGTGGAGTGCAGTTGCTCAAGAAATTTCACATCAATTACTACATGATAATTTTGAAAAAGAAAACTATGAATATTTTTGTGCTTACGACTTAGACCAAGTCAGAGCACTAGCAAGCGATAAAAAAGACCAAGTATTAACAATGAACTCTGGTGTACAGGGTGGCTTTGTTACTGTTGGTGAAGCTAGAAGAGCTTTAGGACTAGACACAGATGCAAGTCACGACGTATACCTTAGACCATTAAATATGATTGCAGTGGCAGAAGGTGATACAGGGATTATGAACTCGACTGACGAGGAGCCCGTCCCTTCTGTATCTGCACAGGAAGAAGATGATGAAAAAGCAACTTTGAATACATCTAGATTTCAACCAGAAGTTCGTAGAACTAAAAGAACTATTGGTAAAAGAAAACCTACAAAAAAAACAGTAACCATTGATTTACATATGGAATTTGCTTCATCAGAATCAGAGTTTGTTCCTATTGAATTGAAAGCTGCTGCAATATCAGCTAAGGTTAAGAAAGTATTAGAAAAGAAAGTTGCAGACCACAATGCCAAAGACCCAAAATATAAAGCAAGTTATGGAATGTTGGCAGCTGTATTCAGACGAGGTGTTGGTGCCTATAGAACTAACCCAGCTTCAGTGCGAGGTAATGTTTCTTCAGCAACCCAATGGGGAGTAGCCAGAGTTAACGCTTTTCTCAAAGGTCTTAAAGGTAAATTCCCAAGAACAGCTTTCGACCAAGACTTACTTCCTAGTGGTCACCCATTAAGTTCAAAGAAATCAGCTAAAGCTGCATCAGTTAAAACTGGTGAAACTGTTAGTTGGTCCATAAATAAAGACCCCGACCCACCTTCAACAGTGCATGGAGTAGTTACTTCTGTCAATAGTGAGATGAAAGAAGCAACTATGATAGTATGGGCAATCATGGATGATGGTTCACATCAAAAAACAGATAGAAGTGTTACTCAACCAATTTCTAAATTAAAGAAAATTAAAGATTGGCGTAAAGAGTCTAAAGCACCAAAAGATATAACAAATTTTCCTAGCTCTGGAGATAATCAAAAGATTAGTTTGAGTAATTCTAAATTCAAACAGTTTCCAGATAAAGCATATATAGACAACTTAAAAGAGAATTACCCGAAAATATGGAGAAGAGCTGGTACCGGTGGTAACCCTCCTACTTCATTTACTGGTAATGATGCCTATAGAAACTGGACAAAGTACAAAGCAGGCGACAGAAGTGCTTCAGTACTTAGCTGGGTGAAAAGACGAGAACGTTTTATGTCTCGTCACCAAGGAAACACTCGTTTGAATGGAATTATCGCCGTCATGAAATGGGGAGGCGTAACGAAGTCTGGCGTATCTGCAATGAAGAAAATTGTCAATGAACAGAAGAAAAAAGAAGATGCCCGAAGTAAGAAGGCTATAGACCTAATTACAGGGAACACTGACGATTTGACAGATTAGAATAGTATATGATATATGAAAGGTATATATTAAAGCGAGTGAGATATGGAAAATAATAAATTTAACAAATCAATAGAATTTAAAACTACTGATGATGAAAAAGGAAGTGTAGAAGCTGTATTTTCAGTTTTTAACAATGTCGACACAGACGGCGACGTTGTTCTTCCGGGTTCAATAAAGTCTGGATTCAAAGATAACCAAGTCCCAATGGTGTTTGCACACAAGTGGGACCAGCCAATTGGAAAAGGTGTCATAACTTCAGATGACAGTAAAGCTACATTCACAGGAAGTTTCTTTATGGAAACTGAGGCTGGTAGGGAAGCTTATAATCTAGCAAAAGAAATGGGCGACCTACAAGAATGGTCATTCGGTTTCCGAATAAACGACTATGAATCCGGTAAGTTTAAAAAAGATGGTATGGAAGACGAAATTGATGTTCGTTTCTTAAAAGATTTAGAAGTCTTTGAAGTTAGCCCAGTACTCGTGGGTGCTAACAGACAGACTTACACACTCGCTATTAAGTCTGGCGAAGAAGCTGTTTATGAATCAGATAATATTGATGAAGAAAAAGCAGTTAATAATGAAGATATTTTTGACAACCAAGAAGATGCTCAAAAAAGAGCAGAAGAGCTAGGTTGTTCCGGAACTCATATTCATGAAGTGGATGGCAAAGAAGTTTATATGCCATGTTCTACTCATGATGCTTATGAGGAAATGATTGCTAAGAACTCCAAAGGTGGAGAAGAGTCAGAAGATAGTTCTTCTTGCAACTGTAACTGTGAAAAACATGCAGATGTACAAGAAGAAGTCAAGTATGACAAGTGCTCTTATGGAGATGATGGCAATTGTGCCAAAGATATGGCAAAAGGTTTAGAGATTTCAGATGACGATTCCAGCATGACAGGAAAACGTTTTTCTGACGAGGTTAAAGATGTGCTTGCAGCATTAGAGAGCCTCATTGTGAGAGCGAAAGCAATTTCGGTCTTACGTGAAAAAGATGGAAGAGTAATATCGGAGAACGCTAGTTCTGCTCTTAGAGCAGTTCAAGAGGACTTAAATGACGCTTGGACAGAAATAGATTCTATTTTAGATGAAGTTTCTGAAACTGAGGAAGCTCCTGTAGAAGAAGAAGCTCCAGTATCCGAAGCTCCTGTTGAAGAAATTCAAGAGGAAGTTGAAGTAGCTGAAGCTGAAGTTGAAACAGAAGTTGTTGAAGTAGAAGAAATCATTGAAGATGATTCTGATTCTGAGACCGAAGAGTCTGAAGTTGAAATTGAAACAGAAGCTCCTTCTTTAGAAGAAGTTGATGATGAGATAGACGCTTTATTCGCAGAGGGACAAGCATTAATTGCAGACTCTCTTGAAATTGAACTAGACGACGAAGTATAAGTAATAATTTATTTTGGAGAATAATATAATGGCAAATTATAAAGAAGACATTTCCAAGGTAAGGGCTGAGTTAAAAGAGGCTTTTGATTCTGCAACTGATGGTAAATATACCCCAGAAGCAAAAGAAAAAATCAAAGGTCTTAACACTGAGCTTGCTGGTCTTATTGACGCAGAAAACTTAGAGCGTACCAAAGCTAAAAATGAAAAAGCTATGGAACAAGAAGTTTATGCATCAGAGGAGCCACAAGCTGGTCCATCTACTGTAGGTGAAGCATTCGTTAATTCTGATGCTTACAAAGGCTACAAAGATGATGGAATCAAAGGTGTAGACTCAACAGTTAAGTTCTCACCAGCATATGGTGAAAAGGCAACATTAGGTGCCGGACTTACTAACGCCTTTCCACCGGAAGTATTAAGACAACCGGGAATCTTAGAGTCAGCTCTTAGAGACCCAGACGCCGTCATTGGTCTCTTCGACCAGATTGAAACAAGCCAAAATTCATTTGCATATATGGAAGAAACAACTTTCACAAATGCTGCTGCCGAGCAAGCAGAAGAAGCTACTACAGCTGAAGCTGCTCTTGACTTCACAGAGCAAACTGCACCAATCCGTAAGGTTGGCGTTTTCTTGCCTGTAACAGAAGAATTGTTAGCAGATGTAAATGGAATTCAAGGTTATGTCAACTCAAGACTAGGAACAATGATGAAACTACGTTTGGACAACCAACTCCTTTCCGGAGACGGTTCTGCTCCAAACATGGAAGGTGTATTAACTAAATCTGGAATCAACTCATTTGACTTCGCTTTACCATACGCTGGTGAACTAGGAAAAATTGGTCAAATCTACCAAGCAATCACTGAAATCAGAAAAGATGCTTTCGTAGAACCAGATGCAATAATAATGCATCCATCAGACTGGTATGACATCGTAACATCCGTCACAGAAGTAGACACAAGTGGTTCAAAGAACCCATTATTTGTGGTTGCTGGTGGCTTTGGTGCAGATGCTACTCCAAGAATTTGGGGACTTCCAGTCGTAGCTTCCACTGCAATATCAGCAGGTACCGTACTTGTTGGTAAATTCGGTGGTGGCGAAGCAGCTCACGTTGTAATGCGAAGTGGTCTAGACCTTGCTGTCTCAGACTCACATAGCGACTTTTTCCTCAAAGGAAAACTAGCTATTAGAGCTACAATGAGAGTCGGTCTTGCTGTTTACAGACAAGAAGCTTTCTGTAAGATTACAAACATGTAATTAGTTCAATATTATCTGGGGTAGTGACCCTGCCCCAGATAGAACTATTAAATTTTTTTTATTAAGGAACAAAAATGGAATATATAAAAGTAGAAAATGATATTTGGAAATTAGCTGACGGAAGTCTCTATGAAGGAGATGTTTCTGGTGTTAATGGTCAAGCTTCAAAGATTGCTAAAAAAGGTCACGAATACAATTCAGATTACCTAGCAAAGCATGGTTGGGGCGTTAAAAAAGCAGCTTCTAAAGTTGAAGAAGCTCCTAAGAAAAAGTCTTCCAAAAAATCAGTTGAAAATAAAGCTGTTAAGCCAGAAGACGTAGAAGACAAGTAAGGAGTAGCCAATGGCACTTTCTACTGTTTCCGACGTTCAAAAGGCTATTGGTATAGATGTCTCTACTACAGACGAATCTTCAATAACAGATATTTTCATACCAGCAGCAGATGCAGCAATCAAAAATTTTGTTGGCTATGAGCTTGAATATAACGGAGCTATAGTTGACACGTTTGATGGTGGAAATCAAGAAGAACTTTACACTTCAGTAGCACCTATTATTTCAGTAACCTCTCTATATGAAGATTCAGTTCTTTATACAGAAGGAAACCAAGAGCACTATGTTGCTTACAAAGCCTTGGGATTACTTAAAAGAACAAATAATAAACGATGGTCAGACATAAGAATGCAAAATGTTGTTGTAACTTATGCAGCTGGTTACTCAGATACTGAAGTATCAGCAGAAGATATCCCTAAAGATATAAAATTAATTGCAGCAAGAGCAGCAGGTAGATTATTTGTAGCTTCTGCAGCACTTGCATCTCAACAATCTACTGGTGTAGTTAGCACACATAACGCTGATAACGCAACAGATTCTCAGTTTCAACTTGTAACAGAGGAATCTATCGGAGATTATAAAGCAAAATATGAATCAGTAGTAGATTTAATGAATCAAGAAATACTAAACACACAAGATAAATCAGTATTAACGAAATATAAGAGGCAATACTTTACATCTGCTTCAATTTTAGACTAGACTACTGTTATGGAAGATAAAGATATTAATTTTAATAAAGCTCAAAGACAAGCTTGGCTAAGAGCACAAAACGTAGACTTTTTTATGGAAGCTATACTTGAGCAAATGAACTCTATGAGAATGAAGGGAACTAATCTAGTCCAAGACATGGATGATTTAGTTAACGGATACTTAAAAGTTTGTAAAAAATATCCCATTAAGTAAATAACACAGTCTGGGGGGGCTATGAAAATTAAGGGAATCGAGTTTAGAACAGATATTGAGGGTTTAGAAAAAACACAACCACCTCAACCAGCTAACTTTTTTATGCCTAAATGGTTTAAAACAATGCCATCTGTACTTGAACAACAACCAGAACCAAAACCACCTAATTACTTTGGTAAAGTTGGAGACACAGCAAAACAGTTTTATTCATTCACTGTAAAGAAATGTCCAGCTATTGTAGATTTTTTGACTCAAGGATATGTAATACCATTTTGGTGCGATATGCTTATACAAAGAGACCACATGATGCTTGAATGGGATAACAAAGGTTTCCCAACTAAGTTAGAATTTCATGATGGACAACAAGTAACACATTGGAAGTTCAAATCTACAGACTTTAAAACACCAGTTAAGTTTGAAAACCCTTGGCGTATTTATACACCTAAAGATTATTCAGTAGCATTCTTTCAACCAGAGTATCAGTTTGAAAATAGATTTACTGTACTTCCGGGTGTAGTTGAAACTGATGCTTATCATCAAGTACACTTCCCAGCAATTATTCATGAACAAAAAGATTTTATAATAAAAGCCGGTACACCATTTATGCAAGTATTTCCCTTTAAGAGAAGTCAACTAGATTTAGTTGTAGACCAAATGACACAAGCTATGAAAGATGAAGAATTAGAAAACCAAGTCTATTTAAAACAATACTTTAAAGAGTCATATAGAAAGCTGTTAAAATGGAGAAATAATGGCTAGGTATGATTATAAGTGTACGAAATGTGAGTTGGTGTTTGAAGTAACACATTCAATTCACGATGAACCGGAGGTAAAGTGTGAAAAATGTAAAGCAATTTCTACTAGACAAATTAGCAATAGGGTTTATCTTTACGGAACTGTTGGTATTGATTGGAATACTAATCCTAATGGTGCTAGTGAATCGATGAAAAATAAAGCTAGAAAAGCTTCAAAAAGAAAACAACAGTTTTAGACAACGTAAGTTTTATATCTTAAAGTAAGTTCTTCATCTGGCATTATGTCTTTTGTTGTCATTAAGTAAATATCTGGTCCGATGTCTATAAGTTCGCAATTCGGGTCTTCAGTATGATTGACAAATCCACCTAGTGGTGTTCTTATCATTCCATGCTGATATTCAATATTTTTTATATGGCTCAATCCTAAATTTGTACCAGCACTTATAATATCTTTACTAAATAAACCTAGACCGTGTATTTCTGACTCTTTTATAGTTAAGTTAGACGGTAAGGGGTAATATTTATCGTCTGCCACTTTCTCTGCTTTCTAGAGAGTCAAGTAAATCCTTACTAAGAGTCCAGTTTTTCATAGCTCTATCATATTCTTCTTGTCGCATTTCTGATACTATTTTTTTCTTCCATTCTAAATATTTATTAGAATCCTTCATTTCTCCACTTCCTTTCAAATACTTTTTTATCACCCCAACAAAACTTGCTAGAGTTCCAATCTCTCCAAGTTGTGTATGTTTCACCATTTTTTTTCTTGTAGGTATCTTCAGCTAACTTACTAGCCATCCAAATATTATAATAAGGATTAAATTGAATAGTTTCGTAAGCAAAACCTTCTACAACGTAAAAATCTTGTTCTGGTAGAAACTTTAAAGGTACACCACCATAAGTTAAAACTTGTGAATTAAACATAGGTGCATCAAATTTTTCTGCAATCCAATCCCAAGTCGAAGGAATAAATTGCATTAACCCCGAATCATCAGCTGATTTACGGTAAGCGTTTTGTTTCCCTCTGCTTTCACACCAACCTATTCTCATAGCAGTGTATAGGTTTTCTTCATCAAAATTTTCTACATAAATACTTGAATATTGAGACATAGAACTAGGAATAATTGAAGAACATTGTTTATGTTCTGTTAATAATTCTGGGGTTGTTTGATTAACGGCACCAAAAGATGCCAAAAATATCATACATTCAGCTATCATATATCTCTTTCTTTCTCATAATATTATTATAACATATTACAAGAAATTTACAAGTTATATTTTTAAAGCTTCTTGAATAACTTCTTGTTCACTATTGCCTGTTACACCGGTAACAAATTCGTTAACAAATCTACCATATTTGTCTTGTACTTTGGTATATACTTGACCCTCAAAAGAGTTTGTATACTTGTTCCAAGTAACAAATAAAGTATTTTCACCGATTTTGAGCAGTTTTTGATGCTCATCAACAGCAATAATTTCTGGTTTAAATGCTTCTAACATCAAACCTCCTTGTACTATACCCTATAATTATACCACATTTAACCCAAAAGTAGAAAAAAAACAAAAAAAAGTGTAAAAATTTTGCTAAAAAAACGTTTATGTGATAAAATGTAAGTATGGAAGATAATAATATAACTAAACCTACGATAGAGCAAGCAGAGTTCCTATTTAAGAAGTTTCCTAATAAGACACTTCGTGAATGGGCTAATGAATGGGATATGTCACATGAAAATGTACGCCTTATGAAGAAAAAACTCGGTTTGCCTACAAGAGCTATGCCTATAACCACAATGGTTGCCGATGAAATAATAGCATTTATTAAAGATGGAAAGGGAACGGTAAATACTGCTAGAACATACGCAAATTACCCATTTGGAAAAGGCAAGTTTATGTATTGGTTGGATGAAAATCCTCAATACAAAGATAAGTTAATAGAAGCAGAAGCATTTGCTGCAGAGAAGAAAAAGAATCCTACTCACAAGCGATGCATCGTTACTGGAGAATGGTTACCAGTATCAGAATTCTACAAAGATAGAAACACTCTTGACGGATACTCAAGAAGAAGTAAAAAAGCTGTTAAGTCTATGGTAAGAGAGTACTACTACAACAGAGACGTAACCACACCTGTAGTAGAAAAGAAACAATGTTCTGCACTTCCAGAACTTGGTGACTTACCTGCAGAATACTTTCACAGAAATAGAAGATTAGCTTCTGGATTGCAACAATATTCAATTGCATTTCAGACAGCTTACTCTGCTAATTTAAACTCTGTAGACCCAGAAGTTAGAAAGAACGCACACGGATTAGCTAAGCAAGAATCTTTAAAATATTTTGCTGCATTAGGATACACACCTAAGAGTTAATCTGTTATTATTAATGTACGTCAACTTTTTGTTGACGGGCATACTATACTCAAAAGCCCCTTCTTCGTGAGGGGGTTTTTTGTTGGTATAATTATAATTATGCCAAAGATACCAACATCTGTTTTAAACGAATCAATCACAATACAAACACTAAGTGGTTCCTCTGTCGATGATAGAGGTCTTTCTACTGCTACATTCTCAGACTCTGCAACATCTGTTCAGTGCAGAATTGAACACACAAGAGGAAGTGAGTTAGCAATAGACGGTAGATTAGAAGAGAATGATATCTTTATTGTAACAATGGGACCAGATGAAACAATCACAGCTCAAGACAGAATTGAGTGGCAAAACAATTATTACGATGTCAAAGTAGTAAAAAACATAAAAGACCGTTTCGGTAATATTTTCTACAAAGAAGTAGAAATGCAAGCAGGCTACTAATGGCACAAAGATTTAGAACTAATAGGTCGTTAAGAACCTTAAAAAAAATAAACGTAGAATCAAAACGTTATCAGTTTAAAAAAATCTCTAGTGTACAAGATTTAAGAAGTTTTTTCTACGAATACTCACTTATAATTGGTGACCTTCAAGCACTACCGGGAATGCCTAAACTTGGAAAATTAGGACAAGCTCGTCACTATATGCTAAAAGGTGGTCGTATCATGGGTGACGTTAATGCTGCTTTAGGTACATTTAATAAACTTAGAAGTGGCGACCCAAACATTGAGGGTGCAGGAGAGCGTATCTTTAGAAGGTTTGGTGGTAGACAAATAGGTAGAGTTCTTCTTGCTGTTCCGGGAAATAATATGTTTTCACGTGCTGCTAGGTCAGTTATTGGAGCTAATACACAAAGAGGATTTGATGCTCTTACCAAACAAATGTTTAGAAAAAACATTCCAGAAAAAGCAATTGTTCACGTTGAAGGTGGATTTGATGCTCAGCTAATAGCTAATTCGATTGAAGACGCTATAGCTATGGTTACAGAAGATGTTGCTAGGCAAGTACATCCATTTGTTCCAGTAGTATCTGGAAGACTTAGAAGTACTCTTCAAGCAAATGTAGGTAGAGATAAAGCAATAGGTGGAACTATGCCATCTGGTGAAGTTTCTCTTGGTGACAGCACTACTGCTAGTTATCACGGAATGGTAGAGTTCGGTGCTGGTAAAGGTTTCAATGTAGGTTCTAAATATTTAGACAGATATTTTCCAGTGCCAGAAGAAGTTAAGTTTTTAAAATCATCTTCAAAAAACCGTAACGCTATTAACTCTAAACATGGTAAAGGTGCCATGATGCGTAGAGGTGCTAGAAACACAATTGAAAGATTTGGAAAAAGTTCTACAAATGTAAAAGTTACAACTACCTCACTTATGGCTGAAGCAAAGAAATTAAGGAGATAACATGGCTCAGAATTTACCAGACGGAGAAATATTAGCTAGAACTTGGGCTTTAAGTAAAACAAACATCACAAATTTAGTTAATCAAAAAGTAGCAACAAGATTACCAAATGATGCAGAAATGCCATTTATAGTTATTCAAATGCTTGGTGGTAGTCCATTAGGTGGAGAGTCTTTAATATACCAAGCTCAACTTGTAGTAGACTTTTATGCCGGTAAGTACGCAACAAATAGTACAAAAGGACAACCAGATTATTCTTCTGCTTTTTCTTTAGGTAATACTTTTATCAGAGAAGCTTTTGACCACGCACCTACAAAACTTACCAGTACTGGTGGAGAAGTAGGAATGGTACACGGATTTGATTCTATATCTGGGCTAGGAAGGGTCGATGAACCCGAGCTCGGTTTGGCACGCTATACTTGTGATATGGTAATGATTTATGGAGCGATATCGTGAAATATATAAAAGTTAATCCATATATACGAGTTTGGGATTCCATTAGGGATGAAAAACTTGATGTGATTTTTGACAAAATAAACTGGGTTGAAGTAAAAGACTCTGATTGGAATAGGCTCAAAGAAGCTCAAACCAAACAGGGAGATTTACTAATACCTAACTTTGTTGAAAAAACAGATGGTATGGGTGAGATTAAAAATTTCTCTGCTGCTGAAAAAGTAGTGGAAGAAGTTTTAGATGATGAGTGGTATGACGACAATCCTGCTGACACAGAAGTAGAAGAAGAATAACGAAAAGTTATTCATAGAGTAAGTAGGTATAAGAAATGGCACAAAGTATTAGTGAGGTCATATTAGGTACTGGTAATATGTTTACGGCTTTGGAGAGTGATTTGAATGGTGGTTCACCAAACACAACATTCCCAGCAAGTCCGGCAGCAGGTCCAGACCCTAGTTATTGGACCAACATAGGATATTCAGAGGGTGGATTCTCTCTTGAATATGATAAAACTTTTGAAGATGTTATGGTTGCAGAGGAAATTGACCCTATTAAGACAATCAAAACAGCTCAAGAAGTGAGAATCACAGGTGAATTAGCACAAGCATCATTAGCTAACTTAAAGTTAGCAATGGCTGGTGGTACATCAACTATTGAAACTCCATCTGCAGGATACACCGAGTTAACTCCACCATCAACAGATGGATTCTTGGAGTATGGATTAATTCTTAGAGTTAATGCACCCGGTGCAGCTGAAGGTGGAACACAGAAAGTCAGAGACATTTATGCTCCTAGAGCAGTAAACGTTGGAGCTTTCTCAATGGTTCATGCTAAAGCACCACAAAAGGTAACAATAACTGTTGAATATAAATTATTGAAACCTAATAGTGATGCTCCGTTTAGTCACTTGTTTAAAGTAATAGACGAAGTTTAACAAACCTTAGGAGGGTAAATGACAGACAAATTTAAAGACTTTGATGAAGCAATCAGAGAAGTCAACGACGTAAAGATTACTTTCAAGGTAGCTGGGGAGACATTTGATTGTCCAGCTCAGCTACCAGCGAAAGTTGTTTTAACGCAATTAAAAATGCAAAATGAGCTCGGAGGCATTGACCAAAAAGACATTGGTGAGTGGCTCAGAATGATTATTGGAGAAAAAACTTTTGACAAGCTACTTGAACTTAACATATCTTGGACAGTACTAGAAGAACTTCTAGGATGGCTATTAGTCCAATATGGAATTGTTCAATCAGCTGAGGAATTAGAAAGCTCTGATACTGAAGGGGGAGAAGAAGAAGACCCAAAATAGACATTACTATTAATGATATTTTGGAAAGATGGTCTGCAGTTGAATCTGATTTTCAACGCTTCTTTAACCTTCAACCATTAGAACTTTCTTGGAGAAGGTTCAAAAATTTAATATTCAGTCTGGTCTCTCAAGAATCTTCTTTTTATGCCCCGTACTTAACTGAGTATTTAGAGCAATCTAGAGAGGAAATGAATTCGAAACAACCATCTGATAAAGAAAATCGTGTAAAAATTAACTTAGACACGGCTTTAGATGAATTAGGTGGAGCAAAAGAGAGTGTAACTTTTAATAAATGAAAAATACAAAAATAGGTAAAATGATTATCGGCATTGAGGGTGATACATCCGGTATTAACAATGCTGTTGCTACTTCTCAATTAAAAGCCACTAACGCTTTTAAGAAAATAGGTTCTACTGCTTCTGGTATGATTACTGGTGCAGTTGTTGCTACACTCTCAGCAGTTGCTATTGCAATGGCAGCTGGTGCAAAATCTGCAATAGATTTCGAAGCTGCATTCGCTGGTGTTAAAAAGACCTTAAATGCATCAGACGACCAATTTAAGCAAGTATCTGATGAATTAATCAACATGGCAAGAGCTTTGCCACAAACTGCTGCAGAACTAGCTGGTATAGCACAAGTTGCTGGTCAATTAGGTGTTGCAGTTGATGATGTTGCTAAATTTACTGAAATCATAGCTAAATTAGGTGGAGCAACAGACTTAGCTGGTGAGATGGGTGCTACATCAATGGCTAGATTTATGAAGGTCATTGGTCAACCAATAAAAAATACTGAAGCTTTTGCAAACGTATTAGTTGAATTAGGTAACAATACTGCAACTACAGAATCAGAAATAATTCAGTTAGCTCTTAACTTTGGTGCTCTAGGTTCACAAGTTGGTCTTAGTGGAGAAGAAATATTAGCTTTCTCAGCAGCTATGAGAGAGATGGGACAACCTGCTGCTGCTGGTGCTACAGCACTTAATAAATTATTCACACAATTGAATAAAGCTGTATTAGGAGAAGGTGGTCTTGCAGAGTTTGCTGATATTGCTGGTATGGGAATGCTCGAATTTCAAGAGTTGGCAGAAACGAGTATGGCTGCTGCTGCTCAAGCAGTATTAACTGGGTTAAACACTATTGGTGAAGCAGGTCAAGACCAAGTTAAAGCATTAGATTCCGTAGGACTAGCAAGAGATAGAATTTCTCGTGCCATAATTTCTATGGCTAAAAACGAACAAGGTTTAACAGATGCTAGAAAAATAGCTAACGAAGAGCTTATGAAACAAGCTGCGTTGGACAAAGAGTTTGCAACAAGACAAAATACTGTTGCAGGTCAAATGGACATTCTTAAGTCTAAGATAAACTCTTTTGGTGTAAGAATGGGTGAGTTCTTATTACCTGTAATACGTAAAGTTGTAGATTTCTTAGGTAGGTTCTTTGATGGTCTATTTTTCATAGTAAGTGCTTCTAAAAATTTCATAGATGCTTTTAGAGCTATGAAAGACGGCATACATCCAGCTGTTAAAGCAGGTGGATGGTTAGCACTTGTAATTGCAGTTTTTTCCAAGATTGGAACAGTTATTGGTTTCGTAATTAAAGGATTTAAAAAATTCTTTGGATTATTCACTAAAGCAGCTCCGGGCATTGGGAAGTTTGCAAGAATGTTTGGTTTCTTAGGAAAGATGGCAACTGGTGCAGTTGGAGCAATTGTTACCTTAGCTCCTGCTATTGTAAAATTTGGTGATAAGCAAGCACTGATAGATGAATTCGCAACTAGTGTTGGAAAGTTAACAGATAAATTTAATGTACTAAAAACAAATGGTATAGGTGGATTAGACCAAATTACAAAAGATTCTCTAGTACAAATGATTGAATATATTGGAGATGGACCTATACAAAAAATATTACAAAAAATGTTCAATGATGGTGAGTTAACTCCAGATACAGTTAAAGACATTGCTGAATTTGGTAAAAATATAAATAAAGAACTATTAGAAGCAATGGAAACTGACTTTGGTATTGGCGAAGCTAACTTTACTGGCTTAACTGAAGCACAGGTACAGGATGCGATAAAAGAGTTAGAAAATGCTGGTATGACAAATAATGAGATTTATAGAGATTTAGTTGAACTAAATAAAATCATGAACACGGGTTTGGATGCTCAAACTGATGCTCTAGAAGAACAAATTATTGCTAAGTTAGCAATTGCTAGAGCTGGTAAAGAATCTAAAACTAATGAAGAAGAACTAATTTTCTTACTTCGTCAAGGTGTAGATGAAACAATAAGGCAAAAAGAAGGTTTTGAACAAGCTATTAAAACTTCTGCAGGATTAGAAAAATTTGCAAAAGATTTCGGTATGTCAATAGAAGGTATACCAGCATTAATAGACATTTTATTTCCACCAGCAAAAGACCCAGTACAAGAAGCTTTGAAGCAACTTAAAGAAGATGCTTCAGCCTTGAAACAAATGGTTTCAGATGTATTTGCACCAACTAAAGCACAATTCGAATTAGATTTTGCTGAGATGGACTTGGCAGATGCTCATAAAGAACATGCAGATTTACATAGCGAGTTAGGCGATTTACACGCAGAAGATGCTGAGTTGCAACAAGATTTAGTTGACTTACAAGCTGCCGAGCTACTTACTCATGAAGAAAAACTAGAAATTGCCGAAAAGAGTTTAGAGATACAAGAGCTACAGAATAAGCATGCTACTGAAGCTGCAATGACTCTTGAGGAAACTGTACAACAACAAGAGTTAATTAATGAAGCTTTAGAAATAGAAGATAGACTTCGTAGAGGTTTGTCCTTATCTGCTAACGACCAATTACGTAGAGAGAAGCTTCGTAAAGATTTAAGAAGAGTTGAACTAGCTGCAGCTCAAGGTTCTCTAGAGTTTGCTGATTTAGAAGCTGAAGCAATTAAAGAAAACATAAGTGCTTTAGAGAAAAATGCAGTTACAGGAACGGATGCAATACTTAAGCGTAGAAAAGCAGCTGACATTGAAGCTAAAGCAAATTTACGTCGTGAACAAGAAAAAGCAGACATT